GACAGACAGATCGAGTTAAACGAAACGCAGCTCGTAGTATGATGGAACAAGAGGGTAGAGTTAAAAAAGGTGATGGTAAGCAAGTGGACCACAAGAAGACTTTGAAAAATGGAGGTAGTAATGATCGGAGTAATCTACGGGTGGTTAGCGCAAAGACCAACGCCACCAAAGAAGCGATGAGAAAGAAACGCAATGGCTAAAATAACCCTACCCAATATCAGCTCTGGTTTCAATACAGTTAGTGCATTTAACAATGCATTCAACCAAATTGAACAAGAGTTTCAAAACAAAGTTCTTTATCGGAACAACCCTACAGGTGAACCTAACCAGATGTCTACTGACATCGACATGAACGGACAGCGTATTTTAAACGCAGGAGGTTTATTTGTAGAAGGTCAAGACATCATTGACTTTATGAAAAACTATTTAGCACTACTAGATCGAGTAACAGTGTCTACTGCTTCACCTTCTGGTGGACAAGATGGTGATATTTGGTTCAAAGTGTCCTCTTAATTTAAAGGAAATAAAATGGCAGCTTTATCAGATTATGCAGAAAAACTTGTACTTGATTGGTTAATGACCACAGGTAGTGCAACACGTCCTACAGATTGGTATGTAGCTTTGTATACAGCAGCTCCTAGTGATGCTGGTGGCGGTACAGAAGTATCTACTGGTGGCTATGCTAGACAAGCAGTAACTTTTGGTGCTGCAGCTACTCCAGGTGGTACTACTGACAATACTACTACAGTTACTTTTACAGCTTCAGGAGATAACTGGGGAACTGTCTCACACATTGGTTTGTTTGATGCAGTGTCTGGAGGTAACTTACTTTGGCATGGTTCTATGACTGCTTCTAAGACTGTCAATGATGGTGATACTCTAGAGTTCTCAATTGGTAATATTGATCTGTCTATTGCTTAATAGGCAACTATGGATGGATTTCGTAGTACTGAAGAGGAAGACTTTCGTGTAACAGAAGCAGGAGTCTTTAGAATAACGGAAAAGTTTATTGAAGCTTTTTCCGATTTATCTGCTTCTAGTGTTATAACAGAACAATCTACAACAGTAGCAAAACGATTTGCTAATTTATCAGCAGTAGCTAGTATTACTCCAGTAGGAGTAGTTAAACAAAAAGTAAATAGCACACTAACTTCTACAAGTAATGTTGTTTTTACTGGAGTTAGAAAAACTCCAGGTGTTGTTAGTATTTCTGGACAATGTAGTTTAACTTGTTCTGGTAAACTCATTAGATATGGATTTTCTGCACTTCCTACTACAACTAATTTCTCTTCTGTAGGTAGTAGAACAACTAAAGGTGAAGCTTCTTTAGCCACAACAGGAAGTAGCTTATATGCTGGACAAGGTATTTTTAGAGGTAAAGCAGAATTAAACTCTACTTCTTCTAAAACTAGCTCTGGTACTAGAATTACCTATGGATTTAACTCTTTACAAGGAAACTCTTCTACTAATGTAGACAGTCAACTAACTACTTATGGAGAAGTAACATTAAATGGTACAGGAACAATATCAGCTAATGGTAAATACATTGTATTTAGTAGCCTTTCCTCTACAAGTAGTTTAGGAGCAGATGTGTCTTTAATTGTATATGGACAAGTAGAGTCTACAATAATACTTAATGATAGAATAACTGAGGAAGAAGATTTAAGACTTACTGAAGATGATAATCAACGTATTACTGAAGACACTCTGTCTAACTTAATTACTAGTGGTGCAATATTTAACAGCACTTTAATTTCTTTTAATAGCAAAGCTTATATAAATGTAAATGGAATTTGGAAAGAGTTTACTCCTTTTGTAAAATATGAAGGAACTTGGGTTGCTCCAGAAAAAACTTATAGAAAAGAAAATGGAATGTGGAAAAGGATCTACTAAATGGCAACAGTTAAAATAAGTGGACTACCAGTAGCTTCTGCTGTTGTAGATGCTAATGAGTTTGAAATAAATGAAGCAGGAACTTCTAAAAAAGTTACAGGTAGTCAGATTTCTGCTTATGTACAAAGTCAACTATCAGTAGACTTAACTACAGATATAACAGGAACTCTTCCTACAGCTAATGGTGGTACAGGGCTTACTTCTCCAGGTACTGCTGGAAACCTATTAACATCTAATGGTACGACATGGACTAGTGCGGCTCCTCAAGGAGTTCCGACAGGCACTATTTTGGACTTTGGTGGCACTTCCGCCCCTTCTGGTTATCTGCTATGCGATGGTTCGAATGTTAATAGAACTACAGAAGCTTCGCTGTTTGCTGTAATAGGCACAGCCTTTGGCGCAGGGGACGGTTCAACCACCTTCGGCGTACCAGACTTCCGCCGCAGAGTTGCTGTAGGTTCTGGCGGAACAGGCTCAGCAACATTGGGCAATGCTCTTGGAAATTCAGGAGGCGCAGAAACACATACACTAACAACTGATGAAATGCCTAGTCACATACACGGCACCACGTTAGACAGAAGATGGGGCTCAGGCAATGGCTCAGGACAGGGGTGGTGTAATGATGGTCAAGTTGCAGGTTCTTCGACTCGAGACACAAACAGCACTGGCTCTGGTAATGCCCACAACATCTTACAGCCTTCAATAGTTGTTACTAAAATCATCAAGACGTGAGGTTTACATGCAAATAATTTATAAAAGTCAACTACCCAAACCAGAATCAGAAGTTAGAGCTGACCTTGTGCAATGGAAAAATCAAGTCGCTGCTCACGCAATGACCGTTGGACAACCTGCGCCTTTTCCTGAATACGAACTGCTACGTTTTTTGGAAGATGACTTTATTGTTCCAGAAGAAAAGGAAACACCCGATAAGGAGCCCCTAACGCTGGAGCAGCTTAAATTAGAACGTATTGTTGATCTTATACAGCTACTACAAAATACCGACTATGTTGCGCTTAGTGACTACGACAAAGAAAATCCAGAGCTTATTGCACAACGCCAAGAATGGCGTGATGAGTTAAGAAAGTTAAAAAATGAGTAATTTAGTCAGGTGGGGTTTATACTTTATTCCTGCATTTGTTGTAGAGGTTTTCTGCTATCTATTAAATCCTATAGTTGCTTTGTTTATAACATCTGAACCAAGGATGGATAGAGTAAAACGTGCTCCTTGGAACAATGGTACATTTGAGTTAGAACGTGATTACCTGATTAAACCTTTCCGTTGGTTTCAAACCCATGACAATGCTGTAGACGAATGGTGGTATGGTGCTTTTAACTCTACAAGTTTTTTTAAGTTTCTACGAGAAGCTACTCAAGAAGATTATGACAACTCTTGGTGGATTAGGTATTGTTGCCGATTGATGTGGATGTATCGTAACAATGCTTATGGCTTTATGTATAACATCTTTAGCCGTCCTCTTGAAAAGCTGTCTTATAAGAAAGAACACGGTAAAGAAGATTCAGGAAAGTTGTGGTGGTTGTTACAAGTGTTTCCTTCTAGTTTTAAGTTTGAAGCACAAATACCAGTGATGTTTACTAAACGATATATGACAATTAATATGGGATGGAAAGCACATAAAGGTTTCCCTAAAGTGATGTATGCTAACCGAGTACCGCCTTTTGCAGCTTTAAAGAAGTATAAATAGGAGGAGTTATGAAATACCTTGCTCTAAGTTTGTTGTTAGTTTTTTCAACTAGTCTGGCAGATTCAGGGCAAGTTAAAGAAATGACTCTTCCTACAGATGTAGGTGAAGTGGTTTTAACTATGGAAGCTTGCCCTTTACCTAACGAACTTGGTTTTGACTACTACGCTTATGCTACTGAGTTTAAAAATCATGATCACATTGGTTGCTGGAATGCTGATGATGAAATTGTACAGATCTGGTTCATCAATGAAAAGATTGTAGCTGTATATAAAAAGACTTTATTTAAACCTAGACTATCAGTTTAAAAAGAAGAGAAAATGAACGAACAACATTTATTTAATGTAATTGTAGCTGTTGCTGGTGTATTTGGAGGGTGGCTTCTTAAATTGATATTCGATGCTATAAATGAACTTAAGACAGATATGAAAGAGTTGAATCAAGAGATTCACGAAGACTTTCTTAGAAAAGATGATTATCGCATTGACATAGCTGATGTTAAGATTATGCTTAACAGAATCTTTGAAAAACTAGATAGTAAAGTAGATAAGTAATGAAAGCTCAATGGCATAAATATCCTAACTTTAGTA